CCAAATTGGCTTGCTGGTATTCCAGCTTGTTTCAACCAATGTTTATGACTTCCAGTTGGTGCTTCACTATCTCCACCACCAAAACTTTCAGCTGCCTCAGCTAAAGGTTCCAAAAACTTTTTAACCCATGAAAGAACACCAGAACCTTTAAGTTGTCGTGTAACAAGTTTGGTAAGTCCGCTGGTAATATTTTTTGCACCTTTATTACCATAACTACCATGAAGTTTAGTGACATCCAACCAACCTCTAGTTGAGGAACCACCATGGTCCCATAATCCTTCGGTTGTTGCACCAATGTGAACGTGAGTACCACTAGGACCTAACTTAGCAATAGCTTGTCCACGTTTAACATGGTCACCTACATGCACAAGCAAGTCTGCGCCGTGTGCATTTTTACCATTTAATTCTTGGTAAATCAAACGCAAACGTCCACCCTTAGTACCGATAACTTCGCCAACACCATTACTGCCTAACCAGCGACCTGGTCCAGCGTCTGTAACTACAGCATCTTCTAATGCATGAACAACTCTACCACCAGAGAAATCGACACCATCATGAACAGACATTCCGCCAGCAGTCGCACCACGATAGCCGAATCCAGACGTAATATGCCATCCGGAGCCGGGTGTGTGTGCTACTGGACCTCCGCCACCACTTGCACTAGCAGCGTCGCTAATAACATTCCAAGCAGTTGACCACCATTTTTTACCTTGTTTTCTATCTGTTTTATCAAATAAATCACTATACATAGTTCCAACTTTACTTTTGCTTGTATTTACTGTTTTTGGATAAACACCTTCAAAAGTTTCTGCAGGATTTTTAGTGAATTTACCAATTGCTGATAATCGTTTCTTAAGTCCACCGTAAATGCTCTTGAAAGCACCAACAGCGGCTTTTCCGATATTTGAAATAAAACCAAACAGACCAGAACCATTAGCAAAATGAGTAATTCCTAAACTACTTAATAATTTAGATTCAGTTGCATTAAATACTCCAGCACCTTTTTCAAGATACCGGTGTGTGTTTCTGCCTTCGACTTGTTCCAGTTCTCCATTAGCATGAGCGATAATTTCCTTATTGTTGGTTGATGGAGAATCGTTTCCATCATTGAGTGTTGCCAAAACAGGCTTTGTCAAAAGTCCATTTTTTAGTAATCCTGACCCAGTAGCGAAGGGTACAGTTTGAATTGGAGCAAGTGTTTTGCTACCACCATATTGTTTAAATACTTTGTTTTGACCCTTAACAGCATTATTATTAATGCCTTTAATCATCTTTCCAATCCAACTACCGACAGTATTGACAATTCCGCTCCAAGTTAAATGATAATTTTTCTTAGTGTTCGCATTGTCTTTCTTAATTGCTTTATATTGTTCAGCAGATTGGGTTGTAATTCCTTTATGCTGACGTTGAGCATAATGTAAAGTATTTTTATATTGTGAATTAGCTTTACTTACACTATCATGGCGCTGTTTTTCAGCTTTATCAACAACACTACGATATTGCTTTTGTGCATGCGATTCAATTTTTCTACGCTGTCGCATTGCATATTCTGATGTACCAGAATATTGGTTTTTTGCAGCTTTGATAACTCTATCACGCTTAGCTTTAGCAGTATCAGTAACTTTACGATACTCCTTATTAGCATTTTTAATGATTGACTTACGCTCATCATTTGAGTTAGCAACCATCATTTTCATCTGATTTTCACTTAACTTCTTTTTCTTATTGGTTAAGTTACGATAGATTTTGAGTTGCTTATTTGCAGCAGTTTTAATATGACCAGTTAAGGTTGTTTGAAGTTTTGCCTCTTTAACAGTAACTCGTGTTTCATATTTTAAACGTTGCGCAGCGAGAGCTTTCTTTTTCTTATTTTGGAGAGCCTCAACTTGGGTTGAGTATTTCCCATACTTATTCGTTGCATACATAATCTTTTTATTGTAAGATTCTGTAAGCTTTTGACGAGCTTGTGTGTAAGCTTTCGTAATTGTCGTTTGACCTTTTTGATTGGTGCGTGTAAATGTGTTAATTTTAGCTTGAGAATGTTTAATGGTATTTAGTCGCTTTTTATATTCTTGCTTTGTAATATCACCATTTTTATAAAGAACCTTTAAATCAGATTCTTCTTGTTGTTTCTTCTTAGAATAGTAATTCTTACCTTCTTGCAGCAATTTATTATAAGCAGATGTCATTGACATTCGTTTAACATGAATTGGAACAGAGCCCAAACCACGCTGAATTGCCTTACCAAATTTACGTCCAGCACCTTCACCAATCATTCCACCTAAGCCAGCGCCTACAGCGGTACCAATTCCGGGAGCAATCAATGTCCCAATTGCAGCACCTGCAGCAGTTCCACCTAAAGAACCTGTTGCAGCACCAACATGAGAACCAACATTTTTACGATTAGTTCCAATCAAATCTGTAGCAGAATTTAAAACATCTAAAATTCCAACACTACCAGCGGCAAATTTGCCCAATCTACCAGCAGATTTAAATTTTGATGCTAATCTAGAAAAACGTCCTACTTTTCCAGCTTCACTAGCTTCAGATTCAACTTTGGCAGCTGTCTTTTCCGCCTTTGCAACTTTTCCAACTCCACCGCCAGCACTATCTTCAACTGAGCCACTAATACCAGTGCCACTTGAAGCTGCTGCCGCTTCTTTTTTAAGCCGAACATTCGTTTGTAACTCTTTATTTTGTATTTCAATTGCATCGGTTGAAGATTTAATACCTAAGCGTTCTTTTGCCCAACCAACAATTATCGATGACATATCTTTAAATTTCATAGCTTCTTGCCAAGCTCGCTGTGCTTTTGTTGCTGCCCAAATAGAGGCAACAAGCACACCACTTTGCTTAGGATATTTAGCCATAATATTTAAGAATGGAAGCATAATTTTTGCAACATCCTTAGTAGCTGCTCCAAAAATCTTTAGTCCATCAACACCGCCACCACCTAGATCTTTTAAGGTTTTGGTAATTTCTGGTGCATGTTTTGCAATGCTGCGAGAACCCCGCTCAATTGATTTAGATAATGCATCAATTCCAGCATCCGCAGTTTTTGAAAAGTTTTTAACATGCCAAGCTTTAGCAAAAGCATCTGAAATTGTAGTTGCACCTAAAGCAAAAGAATTTCCAAGTTTTTTAAACTCTCTATCTGTTCTCTTATCAGAAGCCCATTTAGCAACTGCTGCATATATTGGACTTTTTACCTTCATGAATGGACTTTCAATATCAGACATTAATGCTGGTGTACGGGATTTAATAACTCGCTGCATACCAAACATCGTTTGCATAATATTTTCGGCAGCTTTAGCATATTTATGATTACCTAATTGGTCAAACAATTTTTCAACATCTGCTGCTGAAACAGCACCAGCTTTTGTCATTTTACGCAAATCGGCAACCATTTTTGTAGAAGATTCATGCGTTTTATGATTGCGTTTTGCTTCAAATTCCGAAAGTTTTTCTTCAACCATTGGGAAATACATTGCTAATTGATTAAGAGCACCAGTTGTTAAATGACCTTGAGCCATAGAATGAACCATATCTTGACCAACATTTTTGAGTTGTTCACTAGTTAAGCCAACGGTATCACCCATATTTAGCATGGCATGAGTTAACATATCTGCTTCTTTTTTACTTGAATGCAAATGATAGAAACCTTGTTCCAATTCATCAACAACATCTACGGCTTGACCGGTTTTAACAGATAACTCATTAATGGTGTTAACCATAGCTTTACCCTTTGAGGCATTACCTGTCAAAGTAGTCCAAACGGCGAGCATTTTCTGTTGTTCTACCCAGTATTCTTTACCGGCTGCGGTTGCCTCATGAATACGAGAAGTAATCCCCATCCAAGCAGATGAAATTGCATTACTAGCTAAATTAGCAAATAACAGTTTATGCGTAGTAATTCCCATTTCTTTAGTGCTTTTTGCAGCTTCTCTAGCACCACTTCCAATGCGCTTAAATGGATTTACATTCATTTTGTGTATATTTTTAGTGGTGTTAGTTAATTGCCCATTAAGATTGCGCAATTTATCTTTAAGTTGAATAACATGCATTTCTTGTTTATGATAAGCGTCGCTATCAAGCTCTTTATTCATTCCTTGGAATTTTTGCTGTTCTTTTCCAACTAATTCAATAAGAATTTGAGTTTGATTTTTTAAACCTTTTTGACGGGCAACGATTGCATCATAATTTCGACCCTGTTTTACCAATGAACTTGTATAAACATCAGTTGTTTCTTTTGCCTTTTGATATTTTGAACGTAAATCATCAATAGTGTGGCCAGCATTTTGCTCAGCTTCTTTTTGATGCGCAATTTTACCATTCATCATATTATAAGACTTAGAAAGATTGTTCATTTCGTGTCGTAAATTAGCAATACGAATTTGTTGAGCATGATACCCATCCGAATCACTATCTTTATTCATTGAGTGAAGCAATCCAACCTGTTTTTCAATAATCGTATTTAAAGTTGACATCTGAGATTTATACCCTTTTTGGGTAGCCTCTAATGCCTTAATATGTTTTCCCTGATCTTCAAAAGCTCGAGAAGTAGCTTGAGTTGTCTCTTGTTGCTGCTTAAGTTGTTTGTTTAATTCGGGAATACCTGTCTTTAGAAATGAATATTGTTCACGTTGTGCCTTTAATTGTGCTGTAAAACGCTCAACTTTAGCTTGCGATTTGCCAATCGCTGTCGTCATTCTATCATAATCAAATGCATTTTCTTTAGTTCGTGTACCTGTTTGTTTTAGAATATCCTGCTGTTGAGCTAATAACAGTTTTTGTTTCTCAAGTTTTTCATTTAAGCCATCATACTTAGTTTTTGCGGCACCTAAATCATCACCAACACGCTTTTGTGATTGATAAGTTGCTTTCCAAGCAGAATCTACAGCTTTAATACCTTGCTCGATATTCTTAAGAGTTGGACGCATTTGAGCATCATCAAGTCCCATATGAACAACAAGGTTCCCAATCGCTTTTTCTGAAGCCATTGTACTGTACACCTCCATAAATTATTAATTAGAAGAAAGCATCTTCCAGTGATTTAGGTCTATCTTTTTCTTCGCGAGCCGCAAGAGCATGCATAACTTCAACATAATCTTGATTGTTAAAAGCTTCAGCCGACATTCCTTGTTGCATCATATGTTTCTGCAACAAATACAAATCTTCTAAAACGTCCTGCGGCTCTACGCTTTTCCCGATTCGGCCTCAGCAACGGAATCTGCATTTAATTCAATATCACCAATTTGGATTGCCGTTGATAATTGTTCAAAAATTCCAATTAAAGTTTCAATTTCTAAATTATCAATCTTTTCATTGAAAGCCTTTGTTTGCTTTTTGTCCAATACCCCAGCAATAAATTCGGCAATATTTTCAACTAATTTCACAGTATCTTTTGAATCCTTTAAAGAAAAATCCATTAATTCTTCTGGCGTTGGTTCATTATCTGACCCAACTCGTGCAAACATTGCTTGTTCATAATCAGCAATTTTCTTAATCATATCACGAATAATATAGGTCTTTTTCAAATACTTGATTTTGCGACCAACCTCAGCATCCTTAACATCTAATTCTTCAATTGTAATTTTCATAATTAATAATCTCCCTTAATTTTTATTATGTAATAGCAAAAGAGATTGAAAATATCTCTTATTGCTTTTTAACTTCACGTATTGTTAACTTTACTATTAATTAATGCGATGTTGGTGTGGTTGAGCCAGTAGTTGAGCCCGTCGCACTACCAGTAGTTGAGCCAGTAGTTGGAGTGTAACCCATAAATACATCCTTAAGAATATCATCTAACTTGATAGTAGTACCATCTTCAATATAACGCGTCACTGCACGTAAATCAGTGTTATTCCGTGAAATTGCTGAGAACGTTAATGAATCAGTTGCCCACTGTGGAGAGTCATTGTTTGACGTCAAAGTTTTTTCAGCTGGAGCAAATCGACCCTTCAAGAATGCGATATGAATTGGTTGACCTTGACGGTTTGTTGAAACTAAATCAAGGGCACCAAATGGAGAACGTGAAGTATCATCAAGATACCAACCGCCCATTTCATTCTTCTTATATCCAGTGATAATACCTTCAACATCCATTGGAATATCATTGGCAGCAAACGTAACAGAAACGTTACCTGTACCTTGTCCTGAAATATCTACCTGTACATCAGAACCATAAATCTTATTTGTTGTTGGGGCTAAACCAGTAATTGCAGCACTCAAAACACCAAGTACGGAACCAGCATTCATTTCATAAATACCATTCTTTGCACCAGGAATTGCAGCTGGGTCGCTTGGTTGAGTACCAGTGAGCATATCAGTATCGTCATCGATTAAACCGAAGTATGCTTTTTTAAATCCAATTGTTAACATATTTTTTTCCTCCTATTATAAAATCTTGTTTATATTAAAGTGAAAAGTGGAATAAAGTTGGTTCGTATCAGGATCAACTAAACATCCACTTCCAAATGACCACTTAATATCTTTTTCATTCAAAGCCTTAATAATTTCGTTCTCAAAGAGTTCAACATCATTATTTTCAATGTTCAAACTTTTACTAATTTCCATATTATTTTCAGAAAATTTAGATGGATAAAAAATTTGTAGTTGAACTGTTTGTCCTTTGCTAATGGCAAAATCTGAACCATGATGGTCCGGAGAATTTGCTATATCCTGTATTAAAATAACAATTTTATTTGCAGGAAGTGCTGCTTGAAGTCCTTTAGGAATTTTTCCAGTGAAAACCAAACAACTTTCAGAAATTCCAGGGATATTTGAACTCAAAAGCACATCAGAAACCTGTTTTGATAACATTTTTTAACTCACCCCTTGAGCTTTTTATCTAAAGTTTGTCGAGCTTTATCAGCCATAGCTGAAAAAATTGCTCCTGTATTTAGCTCATCGTACGTTTTTTCAACAAAAAATTGTCCTTGTTGACGATAAGTGCCATGGTCAACCCAATTTGCAACTTTCCAAGTAGTTTTATCAAAACCAACATCACTTGAACCATCGGCAAATTGACCTTTCTTATGAGTAATACCGTCTCGCATATGGTTATATACATCGCCATAAATATATTGTGTTTTTGAATTTTCATCATATGGAGTGTTATCTCGAAGAGCTTGTTCAACCTTTTTTATGCCAGGTTCAATTATATCTGCAGCTTCATTACGAGTTAATACAACTTGATTTCGTAAATTTTTTAATAAATCATCGACACCTTCAATATGACTATTATCATTATCCATAATTATCACATTCCTATGTTAATTTATCAGTTTTTTCAAGAACAAAAATCATTTGGCCTACTAATTTAGTTGTATTGAATTTAACAGATTCAACAGTGTACAAATTTCCACGATAACGAACATATAATCCATATGATTGTGGAGAAGTCAAAGGATCATCTCGCAATTGCTTAACAGCAATCGCTATTGTGTCTTTAATTTGCAAACCTTCTAAATCCTGAACCATATTTGGTGTAATATAATAATCTGCGCACTTGCGTTTATAATCACAAATAAATGAATCGTCATTTTCACTATACGTTCCATTTGGATTTTGAACTAAACCAAAATGTCCAAATTCACACGTTTTGTTATAACGCCATAATTTAACTGAATTTGCCATTAGTTCTCGTCATCTCCCCCATAATTCGCACCATCATTATTTGCAATATTTGTGTCGCTAGATGAATTTGAACTTGATGAAGTTGAGATTGAAATGCTGTCATTTGTTCCACCTAAAATACCAATTTGTGGAACTCGAATTAATGAAATAATATTGTCCAACATTGAAATTTGTTGTTCAGTTGCAGTGTCGTCACGATTAGTATACATTTTCCCACCCAAAATTAAAACTGCTGAGTTAAAAATATTCTGCTCGTCAGGTGTCAATGAATCAAAACTTTGTCCAACTGCAACACTAATTGCTGAAATTGCATTTTGAGTAATGAGTGCAATAAATGGTTGCTCTTCATCATCTGCATGAATTTGGTCCATCATATTATTAACTGTTACTAGTGCCATTTTATCACCTCGTTGCCTCTATATTATAATT